AACCTTTTAATTCGTTCGTTTGAATTAGGTGGTCATACATTTAAAGTTCGTATTCCATTGGTTGCAGAATCAGAAGAAATTTACAAAAAAGTATCTGAGCCGGATGATGAAACCATAGAAAAAATTTACGTGCAGATTACCGCTTCGCTACGGCAGTTTGAGGCTACGCAAGCCGAGAATTTTCAATTTACTGATAACGATATTTTGGTTGAGGGTCGTTCGATGCGAGAGGCGGCTAAAAACAAGGCTATTACAGAGGCTCGTATTACCGAGTTTTTTAAACTGCTTGTTCCTGAACTAGAAGGTGCAAGCCTTGACGATTTAACTTATGACGATATTGAACAAGAGTTTCCAATATCAGTGCAAATGCAGATAGTGGAAAAAATTGGTGAAGTGATTAGCCCAAGTTATAGGGAAGCGCGGGGAAACTAATACGCTCGTTAAAAAGCCAGTGTCAAGCGGCAATGATTTTTAACGGGCATACCTTAGAGACAATACAAGACATTGATGATGTGACCATGGCGCACATACAGACGATGTATGCCGATGGATTGGTTGGAAATTATGGCGTGCTGACGCAAATAGCGACCCTGACAAATGGGGTGTTTAACTATATGCGACCTGCAAATTCACCGCCTTATAAACTAGCCAACGTTCTCGGGAGTGCGTATGATTACATTTATCCACCGTTGCCTGAAAGCACTAAACAAGCGGCTGTCAACGATAGCCTTTTAATGTTTATGACACAGGCACAGGGGTTTGATAAAAAATTGTTTGAGGTAAAACATGGCTAATATGATTGCCCGCCTTGGCGTTGTTCTAGGCTTAGATTCTGCGGAGTTCAGCCGAGGATTAAATTCGGCTGGTAAAAAACTTGAACAATTTAGCCAATCAGCAGAAAAATTTGGCAGGATAGGTGCGACTGCATTATTAGCCGCAAGTGTTGCCGCCGTTAAATATGCGGATGAATTAGCCGACGTAGCCGACGCCAACGAGGTAGCGATTGGTACTGTATTACAGTTGTCCAATGCGCTTGCAAATTCGGGTGGCAAAGCAGACAACGCGGGCAAGATGTTATCTACGTTTGCTAAGTTTATTGACGAAGCGGCAGGCGGTTCAGAAAAGGCACAGAAAACTGCTAAATCTTTAGGAATTAGTTTGCAGGACTTGGGCAAACTTTCGCAAGAGGAATTGCTTAATAAACTGGTTGCTAATTTAGCAAAAGTTGAAGACCCGATTACGCGCAACGCGCAAGCAATGGATGTTTTTGGTAAAGCCGCCAAAGGCGTTGACATGGTTGGCTTTGCTGAAAAAATTGCAGAAGTCAACCCGCTAATTCAGGAACAAGAAAAAGCAATCAAAGCCGCCGCAGATACATACGATTTATTGGCTCAAACATCCCGCGATGTAATGTTGGTGTTGGCTACGGAATTAGGTCCTATCCTAAAGGCTACTGTTGATTACATGAAAACATTAGGTGATAACGGCGTATCACTTAGCGGTATTTTTAAAACTGTATTTCAAACGGTTGCGGTTTTAGGTTCTGAAGTTGGTTATTTCTTTAAAGCAATTTTTGATGAAATTGGACACACATACAACAACGCGGTTATCTTAGTAACCAAAGGCGTTGATGCCGCAATTGAAGCAAACAAAAAATACAACAATTCTGTTTTAGCGCAAAGAATCCAATTAGATTTATACCAAGCGCAAGTAATGGGAGTTCCCCAATACGGAAATGCAATTGATGCGTTAGCGTTAAGTGGTGGGTCAAAACCTAAAGCGTCAAGTGGCGGCGGTAGAAAAGTAACTGATGCCGATGAAAAAGAAAGACAGAAAAAAGCGGAAGAAGCAAAAAAAGAAGCAAAGCGTTTAGAAGAAGCCGCAGAAAAAGCAAGATTGCGGGCATTGGAAAAATACTTTAATGAACTGCAACGCTTAGACAAGATTTTGTTAGACATTGCTAACAAAGAAAATAGTGCATTTACAGATTCACTTAGACGAATTGAAAATGAAGAAGCGGCATTAAAAAGTAAAAACGGTTTGTTTCAACTTGAACAGCAAATTAAAGATATGCGTTCTGAAGAAATACAGTTGAATAGAGAACTGTATATGCTTGACCAACAAAGACTGCAAAACATTAGAGAAATAAACCGCAACAATGATTTAGAAGCCGAAGCCAAACATTATTTGATTCAACTACAAAACGAACTAACAGAATCAAGTAATAAATATGTTGAAGCGCAATACAACGCGGCATTAGCGCAACGCAAAGGCACATTTGAGGAAGGCTTTACCAAGTCGATGAAGGCATTTTTGCGTGACCTACCTACGGAATTGGAAATTGGCGCAAAAACTTTTGAATCAGTCATGGGCAATATGGAATCTGCCATTGACAGATTTGTTAAAACAGGCAAGATTGGTTTTAAAGATTTAGCCAAAAGCATTATCCAAGACATGATAGCGATACAGATGAAAGCCGCGGCTTCTAATTTTCTAAGTTCGATGTTTGGGTCTATGTTTGGTACTCGTGCAAATCCGTATCAACCAGCGGCAATGGCGGGCGTTCCCGGATATGCTGATGGCGGTTCCCCTGCGGTGGGTCAAGCAAGCATTGTGGGTGAACGTGGACCCGAATTGTTTGTGCCACGCACAGCGGGAAATATTATTCCAAACCATGCGTTAAGCGGTATGGGCGGCACAACAATGGTGACAAACAATTACATTAACGCAATAGACACCAAATCGTTTGAGGACAGATTGCTGTCAAGCCCTAATGCGGTATGGGCGGCAAATCAATACGCAGGAAAATCATTGGCAGTGAATCGAGGTCGAGCATGAGTTTTCAAACCATTTTTGAAATACAACAATCAATGACGGTAAACAATCGTCGTGTGGTTGGTCAACAAGTAGCGCGGTCGGGCTATATCACTGTGGCGCAATATTTAACGGCTGTGCCTTGGGTGTTTACGATTCAGCCTCATGCGTATTTGTACTATCCACAAGTGCGTGCAATCATTCAAGCGATTGACAATAAAGACCGTCAATTAGCCGAAACCATTGTAATGACCAGTTCCAATTTGTCTTGGTTTACGTCAATGCAAGGAACGGCTACGGCGGCAACGCTTAACGGCGCACCAACGGCTAATACACAAACGCTTGCGTTAACGTCTAATGGCACGTTTAAAGCGGGCGATTTCATAATGATTAGTGGATACACGTACAAGATAACGGCTGATTCTGCCGGTTCATCCGTAAGTATTCACCGACCTTTAATTGGTACGCCATCATCAGGCACAACTGTTTTTATTGGCAATCAATGCACGTTTACAGTTGTTGCAGAAGCCTGTCCGACATATACTTTGAACCCAATGACCAACGGCGCATTTGTACAATGGGATGCGCCATTTGTTTTTAGAGAGTACATCACATGACAACCATTAACGCCGTTACAGGCTCGCAGATTAACCATGCGGAATTTGTAAAACTGACTGTTGGCGTTGCCGGTACTGTTTACACATTTTGCAATGCCGCCGCCCCAATTACTGTGGGTGGCAATACGTTTTCAAACCTTGGTGCATTGTTAAACGTTGGCGATGTTCAAAGGGATATTAAGGCTACATCAGACGACATGACAATTGCGCTGACAGGAATTCTGCCGGCAAACATTGCGGTGATTTTGTCGGGCGACATCAAGGGTTCACTGGTTGAAGTGTGGCGTGGTTTCTTTGATTCCAACAATCAAATTATTACAACGCCAACAACCCAGTTTTTTAAACGCTACCAAGGTATTATTAACAGCGTAGCAATTACCGAAGATTTTAATTCTGAAATGCGCACACGGGTGGCAACTTGTTCCATATCGTGTTCGTCAATGCGTCGCATTTTGGAAAACAGATTGTCAGGCGTACGGACAAATAAAAGTAATTGGCAATTTATTTACGGTGTAAATGAAACGTCAATGAACCGCGTTTCGGAAATATCAAATACTTATTTTGATTTTGGCAAACCACCGATGACGCAAACACAATCAAGTGAAACAACCGTAACCATGGATGGCGGCGGGGATAGCGGTGGGGATGGTGGTGGGGATGGTTAAAAAATGATACGACACGCAACAAAATATGACATACCAAGATTGCTTGAAATTGTGGAAGCCTATGCTTATGAAAACCCTATTAAAAAACTTGGTGATTCTTGTAACCACTTTCCTCGGTATGTTGAGCAACTTTTGTTCGAAATTATTAGCGGTCGTGGTTTCATTTACATCGATTCCAATTTACGCGGTGCGATTGTTGCTTATAAAACTTCAAATATTTGGTCGCCCAAAATAAAAGAATTAAACGAATTGCTTTGGTGGGTTGAACCCGAGCATAGAAATGGAACAGTTGGCGGTAGATTGTGGAAAGCGTTTGATGAACGTGCGCAAGCGATGTTAAAAGCGGGCGATGTGGATTTTGTTTGCACATCAATCTCGGCACAAGGTCCTTTGATTGATTACACGCGACGAGGGTATAAACCACTTGGCGCAACTTTCGTTAGGGAATAAAAATGGTAGCGACACTTATTGCGGCGGGCGCACAATATTTAGCAACAGCAACAGGCATGACACTTGCTTATGCTACGTTTGCCGTTAATTTTGCTGTATCGCTAATTGTTACCCGAATTTTTGCTGACAATCCCGAATCGCAACAAGACATGGGTGTGCGTCAGCAAGTGCCGCCAAGTTCGGTTAACGCAATACCTATTGTGTACGGTGATGCCTATATGGGCGGCACGTTTGTAGATGCGGTGCTGACGACTGACCAAAAAACAATGTATTACGTATTGGCAATCTCTAGCATAAGCGAAGCAAACGCAACGCTAGGAACTGCGGCTGGCGTGTTTAATTACGACACCACAAAAATGTATTACGGCGACCGCTTAATTACATTTGATGGAACAGATTTAACC